CCAACAACCTCTGCGTCTGTTGGTGGTATCGGTCAATCACCTATAGGCCCTGTTGAGGGAACTTGGGTTCTTGGATTCTGGAGAGACCCAGACTTCATGCAAGAACCGATGGTGATGGGAACACTGCCAGGCAATCAACCAGCGAACAATGCACCACAAGGACAACCGCCTTACGACTATTCCCTAGAACAAGCAACTCCCCCACCAGAGATATCGGAAACGATGTATGTTGGTGATGGGACGACAACAGATTTCACAACCCCTATTGATACAACAGATGCAACGGTCACCGTTCTTGTTGACGGTGTGGTTCAGTCTGCGTCCAACACTCCCCCATCATCCTTTACCAATGTTGAAGTGGATACAGGTGGTGGAACTCAATACTCTGCACAAGACTTTGCACCGTCTCGTTATGCAACGAACATCGCAAACAAGATTAATCAATTGTCTCCACAAGTTCGTGACAAGTTTGCATCGGGTATTAAGAAGTTTCTTTCAGACTATCACGGAGATGGATATGATTGTTCCATCTCTTACTCGTATCGTTCTTTGACAGAACAAGCATCTCTCTATCGTAGGTATCAGGCCGGTGGGCCTCGTGCTGCATCGCCGGGTTCTTCATGGCACAACTATGCATGTGCGATTGACTTAACCATCTATAAGGATGGTGTCTATGATACTGGTAGTAGAGGAACACAGAACTATACAGAGAAGGCAAGAAGTTCTTTCTCTTCATACGGTTTGATTAACGACATCAACAATGACAGTGGACACTTCTATCCTTCGGTATTCGGTAAGTCTCCCCCTACAGAGGTAAGGAATGGAACTAAGACAATCGGTGACTACGCAAGTGAAAAAGGATTTGCATAATGGGATATAGAATTGAATCGGGTAAGGTAGTCTTTGATACTCCACCAAGAGAAGGTGCAGAGGTTGAGATTCGTGTTTCTACGCAACAGTCTACAGAAGGTTTCAGAGACCCTAACTCTTTTTATCCTCGTAGGGTAAATGAAGTTGATACCAATAGACTTTCGGTTAATGAACTGTCTAATCAACACCCTGTTGTTCGTATTAAAAGAGAAGGAGTGGATGACCTTACTGGTGAACCGCAAACTTCCTTTGGTGCTCAGTATCCTTTTAACCATGTAAGAGAAACTGAGTCTGGACACATCCAAGAGTTTGATGACACACCAGGCCATGAACGCATTCATGAATATCATCGGAGTGGAACCTTTTATGAGATTCACCCAGATGGAACTAAGGTTACTAAGATTGTCGGTAATGGATATGAGATTATTCACGGCAACAAACAAGTTCGTGTTCGTGGTGATGTCAATGTCTTTGTTGACGGTAACGCAAACCTTTATGTAAGAGGTGACATGGATGCACAGGTTGATGAGAACCTAAAGTTCAATGTCGGTAAGAACATTGACTTCCATGCTGGACAGAACATTCGTATGTTCGCAAACCAATCTATTGAACAGACAGCGCAAACAACATTCTCTTCTACCTCAGTCGGAAAGATGCATCTACAGACTTCTTCTGATATGTTGTTGAATGTTGGTGGAGATTATTCTTCTAACATCAAAGGTAATGTATCTTTGGTCGCAGATGGAACTGGTTCACATACTTACACTGGAACTTATACTTTAGGTTCTACTGCTGCGATGATAATTGATACTAACGCAACACTGAACATTAGTTCTGGTAGTGCAATGAACATTGACGGTTCTACTGTTGACTTGAATACGAATGGTAGAAGTGCGGTAACGATTGAACCAGCGACTGACTTGGTATTCCTTGACACTGGAACATTAGATTCTGGTATCAAGGCGTGGTCTATTGATGACCAAGAATATGATACTGATGGATTTGCTCCGACAACAGATGCACCGAAACAAGCAGAAGTTCTATCTGCAAAACCATTTGTTCCATTGAAGGATGAAGACACTTTCCACAGTAATGATGATGAAGAACTATCGGAAGATGATATTCGTGCGGCAATTACTAGAGGGGAGATTCGTCCAACCTCTATGGCGGACTACTCGTTCAATGCATTGGATGGAACCTTTAATGTGAATGGTGCTGCGAGAAGAATTCTATCTAAACCTAGAATCCCAACTGAGTCTGGAGAACACATGGATGTTGATGAGAGTCGTTATACCGCAGAACCAGAAGCTTCTGGTAATACTCCAACTCCAGTTGAAGTTACTGATTCATTGTTTGATGCAGATGAGAAATACATTGGTGGTATCAACTACCGTCTACCTCTATCTGCAAACTACAAGTTGCGTGATGTATCAAGTCATGCGGTAGTGACTAAGAATCGTATCGTTCATAACCAACATGGTGTCACAGAGAAACAAGCAATCCTTAACTTGAAGAATATTGCAGAGAATGTTCTTGAACCAATCAAGACGCAATACCCAAGTATGATTGTGACTTCTGCATACCGACAAGGTAGTGGAAGTTCTCAACACGAAAGAGGACAAGCAGTTGATATGCAATTCCCAGGCACCGCAAAGTCTGGTTACTTTGAGATTGCGAAATGGATTAGAGAGAATGTTCCTCATGACCAACTACTATTAGAATATAAGAATACTGGTTCGGGTCTTCCTTGGATTCATGTATCGTTGAAAGACTCTGGTAACAGAGAACAGATTATGACATTCTTCAACCACAGTAGATACGGAGACATTGGTAAGTTCTACCAATTAGCATAAGATGCCAGCAGTCAGTAGAGTGGGAGATAGTTTATCAACTGGACATGGTTGCACTGGTTCAACAACCATTGCAAGTTCTAACACAGACGGAACTGTTTCTGCAAATGGAATTCATATAATCGTGGTGGGAGCCCCAACTGTATCCCACCCCTTTCCACCAGCGCCACCTTGCGCTCCGCATGTTGCAAATCTAAATGCTGGTTCTTCAACAGTATCCATTAATGGAATTGCAGTGGGAAGAATCGGTGATAGTGCAGATGCCGGTGCAATGACAGGTGGTAGTGGGAATGTTTTCGTTGGTGGATAACAGGTGACGGTATAAATAGACTTAGGAGATTATAAATGGCAGTCAACCCAACCGCATTCTCAGATGCATCTGGAACAAACGAATTAGACAGAAGTGCTCAAGTCTTTAAGGACTTGTCGTTGTCGTTTGAGAAACATCCTATCACTGGTGACATTGCCAAGTTGAAAGATGTTGATGCAGTAAAGAGAAGTGTTCGCAATCTAGTTAATACCAACTTTGGTGAGAGACCTTTTCACCCAGAGATTGGTTCTGATATTCGTGCGACACTCTTTGAACCAGTGAGTGCGACTATCTCTACTATTATCGCAAGACAGGTAGAAGATGTAATCAATAACTTTGAGCCAAGGGTTGAACTTGCAAATGTAATTTGCACTGGTGATATTGATAACAATGGTTATGAAGTAACGGTTGAGTTTTATGTGGTAAACTCTCCCTCTGGATTACAAACGATAAATGCATTTTTAGAGAGACTAAGATAAGATGGCAACGAAACTACAAGCAACAGAGTTGGACTTTGAGGATATCAAATCCAATCTCAAAACATATCTAAAGAATCAGTCGGAGTTCTCCGACTATAACTTTGAAGGTTCTGGTTTGTCAACACTGGTTGACTTACTTGCATACAACACTCACTACCTAGCAATGAATGCCAACATGGCGGTGAACGAAGCATTTCTAGACACTGCAACTTTGCGTTCTTCTGTTGTCTCTCACGCAAAGACTCTAGGTTATACTCCTCGTTCTGCCAGAGCTCCTGTTGCTTATGTTGACATCACTATTAACGAGAATGCATCTTCTATCACTTCGGTAACTATGAACAAGGGAACCAAGTTCACCACTCAAGTGGATGGGACTTCTTATTCATTTGTAACCAATCAAGACTATACTGCAACTCCAATCAATGGAGTGCTTCGTCTTTCGAATGTTCCTATCTATGAAGGTTCGTTGGTTACTGCAAAGTATACAGTAGACGATAATAACCCAGACAAGAAATACATGGTGACAGATAATCGTGCAGACACTACAACCCTTAAAGTCTCTGTTCAGAATTCTTCAACCGATACTGAAACAACTGTTTACTCTCTTGCGACTGATATCTCACAAGTAACTCAGAACTCTAAAGTCTACTTCCTACAAGAATCAGATGATGGTAAGTTTGAAGTTTACTTTGGTGACAATGTTGTAGGAACAAAACCATCTGATGGTAACATCGTTATCTTAGAATATGTTGTAACCAATAAGACAAAGGCGAACAACGCAAAGTCTTTCAGTGGAACAACAGTTGGTGGTTACACTAACTTCACTATTGCAACTCTAGTTGCAGCAGTTGGTGGTGCAGAACCAGAAACTATTCAGTCAATTAAATACAATGCACCTTTGGATTATTCATCACAAGGTCGTGCGGTCACCGCCGATGATTATAAACTTCTTGTTCCAAAAGTGTATGGAGATGCAAAGTCTGTTCAAGTGTGGGGCGGTGAAGATAATGACCCACCAATCTATGGACAGGTTTATATCGCAATGCAGACAAACTCTGGTGTCAACCTAACTCAGGCTCAGAAGGATACGATTGCTCGTTCACTTGACCGATATAACATTGCATCTGTTCGTCCTATCTTTGTTGACCCTGTTATTACAAAACTCAGATTGGATGTAGAATTCAAATACGATTCTAATTCTACAACTAAGACTGCTGGTGAATTGCAGACATTGGTTCGCAATGCAATCGCAAACTATAATGAAAGTGACTTAGGTAAGTTTGACGGTATCTTTAGATTCTCAAAACTTTCTAAGTTGATTGACAATGCAGACCCTTCAATTCTTTCTAACATTACAACAGTTAGAATGGTTCGTTCTGTTCCACCGGCTCTTGGGCAAACACAGAAGTATGTTATTAAGTTTAATAACGGATTGTTCTATCCACTAACTGCATTCTCTAATACCACTAGACCTATCTCACACCCAACTGGTGTTGAGGTTCTACAGTCTACAGGATTCAAGATTGCTGGTAACGACAACATGATGTATGCAGAAGATACTGGTAACGGTTTCATGAGAATGTATTATCTTGTTGGTGGAACAACTAAGAACTATGTGGACACAAACATCGGAACAGTAAACTACAACACTGGTGAGATTGTTATCACATCAATGAATGTGACTGAAACTGAGAATGAAGATGGAACGGTTGACTTGATTACTAAATCAGATTCAAATGATATTGTTGCAGTTCGTGACCAGATTGTTCAGATTGATTTGACTAATACTACTGTTACTGGAATCAATGACACAATTACTTCTGGTGGTTCATCTGCTGGAACTAACTACACAACCAAATCATCTTACTAAGGTAACGGTTAATGGTAGACACATTAAAAAATAAGGTCTCCCCACATATTCAGAGTCAACTGCCTGAATTTGTGCAATCAGACCATCCCTTATTCTCACTCTTCCTCAAGTATTACTATGAGTTTCTTGAGGCTGGTGAGTTGGTGTTGTCTGGTTCTAATGATTATGTTATTGACGAATCTCTTACACAGAATTATATCTTAGATGAGAATGGTGATAACATTGTTCTTGAATCATCTGCTGGTAAGTTTATTGCTGGTGAGACTATCGTTGGTGCAACCTCTGGTTTCTCTGCAAAGGTTCTCGTAGATGACTTTGATGATAACAATCGTCTGTTCATTGCATCTCAACAGAAGTTCATCGTTGGCGAATCTGTTGTAGGACAAACCTCTGGTGCATCTGCTCCAGTTGTTTCGTATCGTGCAAACCCTGTTCAAACAATTCAACAACTTCTTGCATACGCAGATGTTGATAACACAGTCTATGCATTCTTAGATAAGTTTAGAGATTCCTTTATGGAGTCTCTTCCTAATACCCTCGCTGATGGTATTGCAAAAAGAAAACTTATTAAGAACATCAAGGACATGTATGCCGCAAAGGGAACGGAAGATGGACACAAGTTGTTCTTCCGAATCCTCTTTGATGAAGAGGCAACAATCATTTATCCTCGTGACAGTATGTTGCGAGTCTCTGATGGTCAATGGTCAACAGACAGAGTTATTCGTATCACTGAAACTGGAACCTCTGACTTTAACAATGCAGTCGGACAATTGGTTACTGGACAGGACTCTGGTGCGACTGCTCGTATTGTTACTGTTATTAAATTCAGAGAAGGTTCAACCACAATTGCAGAACTCAACCTTGACTCTGCTTCGGTAAGTGGTGAGTTCACTTCGGGTGAAGTTGTTACCACAACAGATACAACCCTCGACTTAGAAATCTCTGGTATTGCAAAGAGTATTGTTACTGGTGCAACCGTAGATGTTGGTGGTGCATATTACTCATTCAACAAACCAGTATATGTTACAGAGGGTGGTGGTGATGCATCGACTGCTCGTGTAGAGGCTTCTGGTTCTGGTTCTATTGATGAGATTATGATTGAGGACGGTGGTAGTGGTTACTCCATCGGAGACAATCTTGTATTTGATATCACGGACACAGAAGGTAAAGATGTTCGTGCAAAAGTTTCAGTGGTTGGTGGTTCATTCTTATTGGAACCATTTACTGCACCAGACCACTTCCTTACAGAAGACGGTAATAATCTAGTATATGAAGATAGTAACTATATCAACCAAGAAGAATCGGTTGGTGAACTAGACCATCTCTTGTTGGAGAATGGTGATACCATTATCTTGGAAGAAGAGACATTCAACGACTTGGGTGTGTCACAAGAAATTGGTGAGATTACTAAGATTAAGATGGTGAACAAGGGTAATGGTTTCGTATCACTACCAACAGTCACCATGTCAGAATCTTCTTTGGGTTCTGGTGCAAGTCTATTCGCTGCATCCACCCAATCACCAATGGTTGGTGCAATCAATGGTATCTCTATTACCAACTTCGGTTTGGATTACTCAAGTGTTCCAACACTTACTCTTAACAGAAACCTTCTGGTTAAGAATGTCAGTGGTGCATTAACAGCTGGTGATGAACTAACTTCTCACAACGGAACGGTTGTTGGATTTAATGCAGACACTCAGATTCTAGAAATTAAATCATCGGTTACATTTAATGCTGGTGATGTTATTACAACAATTACTGGTGCAACTGCAACAGTCTATCAGTCAGACTATGGACAAGCAACTGCACAGATTGGAACCATCGGAACAACGGTAGGTAACTTTATCTCAGATAGAGGTAAGGTGTCTGCTGATGCAATGCGTATCCAAGACTCTTATTATTATCAAGACTATTCTTATGTTGTTCGTATCGGACAGTCTATCAATGAGTGGAGAGAATCGGTTCGTAGGTCTGTTCACCCATCTGGTTGGAATGTCTTCGGTGAGGTTTCTTTTGCGTCTCAAGTAAACGCATCTATTCAAGTTCCTGCTGCTGGTTCGGTTCGTGGATTCACTGGTGACACTGAAACATACTCACCAGAACTTGCATCTACATTCACCAACCTATTCACTACCATCTTCGGTAGACGATTGGGAACGGTTACTGATTCTACACAAAGAGTCAACGCTGGAGTTGGTGTTGCAGAACCAAGTGAGTTGTCTGCTGGTGAAAGAGATGTTACACTTGTTTCATCTGTCACTGCACGAATGGATATTGGTAGAGGTAACACCTCATTCAAACTTGGCCCTACTTTGGAGAACTTTGCACAATATGCTCTTGCGGTTCATCCAACCACAACATCTGAGTTTATTGCAAACTACCCAGACCCAGCAACCAGAAGAGGAACTGCTGGTAATAACTTCTCTCGTGACCAATATACGATTGCACAGTTTGGTGGATACACAATCAACTCTGTTTCGGATTACCAATTCCTCAGAACTGAGAAAGAACAGAACGCTGGTGATGGTGGTGACTACTTACTATTGGAAGATGGTGGTAGATTACAGGGTGAAGAGCTTCATATCCCAGAATCAGCATACACAACACGAATCGGTGTGATGCCACCTTCTGAGATTATTATTACTACAGATGGTAGTCTCGCTATCAATGCGTTCGATAACAACTTCACTTCGTTCGATGATGGTGTAACTACATTTGATGAGGGTGACCCAGGCACTAGAGATACAGTCGGTAGACATGCAACCTCTTTTGACCAAGGTGGAACCTATGGTATTAACTTTGACCAAGACTCAACCACCTTTGATAATGGGGGTGGGCCAGTTGTAGTAACATTGGACGGTATGGCGAATTCATTTGATGAAAGTTCAAATACCTTTGACGAAACATTATAAATAACATTATAAAACATTTAGGGGAAATTAAATGGCATATCAATCAATCGGGCGTGGCACTTCTGCGAATGACGGAACAGGTGATGACCTTCGCACAGGTGCTGGAAAAGTCAACGCAAACTTCGTAGAAGTCTACACTTATTTGGGTGATGGGTCTTCTCTATCGTCTGATGCAGTCGTTACTGAAACTGCAACTCAGACTCTAACAAACAAAACAATCACAGGAACTTTCACAGGTAATGTTACAGGTGATGTAACTGGTGACCTCACTGGAGATGTGACAGGTAATGTTACAGGAAATGTAACTGGTAATGTTACAGGAGATGTCACTGGAGACTTAACTGGTAATGTTACAGGTAACCTAACTGGAGACATCACTGGTGATATTACTGGTAATGTTACAGGTAATGTAACTGGAGATGTAACAGGAAACCTAACTGGAGATGTTACAGGAGATGTAACAGGAAACCTAACTGGAGATGTTACTGGTAATGTAACTGGTGACTTGACAGGAAATGTAACTGGTAATGTTACAGGTAATGTAGATGGTATCGTTGGTGGAACAACTCCTGCTGCTGGTTCATTTACTGATGTAACTGCAACTGGTGCTGTTCAATTGGCAGTCTATGCAGACACCACTGCAAGAGACACTGCAATTGCAACTCCATCTGCTGGTATGATTGTTTTCGTAACAGATGGTGACGGTGGTGGCACTGCACAGTTTCATGGATACGATGGCTCTGCATGGGTTTCATTGAACTAAGATATTAGGATAAAGAAAAATGGCAATTGATAAAATTGGAACAAGAGCGGCAGACTTAGAAAACTTAGAGATTGCCGGAACAGAAGCTGCAAGAATGCCTGTTGGCACAACTGCACAAAGAGCAAATGTAAAGTCTGGTGACCAGAGATTCAATTCTGATTTGAATCTTATGGAGTATTATGATGGAACTCAATGGAAGTCTATTGACTCCCCCCCAATAGTTTCTTCAATTTCACCAACCACAGAAACAGATGCGAATGCAGATATTAGTATTGCTGGTTCTAACTTCCAATCTGGTGCTACTGTAAAATTTGTTGGTAATGATGGAACTGAGTATGCTTCTCCCACTGTTACCTTTACAAACTCAACCACTTTAGTTGCACAAACTCCAAGTTCTGCATTGACTGTTGCAAATGAACCCTATGATATCCAAGTAACAAACCCATCTGGACTTTCTTCTACTCTTGCAGATGCACTGGATGCTGGTGCCTCTCCTACTTGGACAACTGCATCTGGTTCTCTGATGGGTGGTGCAACTCTATTTGAAGGTGAGATTATTGAATCACTTTCTGTTTCTGCCACAGACCCAGATGGTGATACTGTAACATATGCGGTTGCAAGTGGTGATTCATTGCCTGCTGGACTTTCACTAAACACATCTACTGGTGCAATTACTGGTGACCCAGATGCTGTAAGTGGAGATGTTACATCAACATTTGACATTGAAGCGTCTGATGGTGTAAACACAACTTCTCGTTCATTTAGTATGGTAACTACAAACGATGAGTCTGCTGCGTATGAATCAAATCTAAAACTTTGGTTGCGTGCTGGTTGGAATGGAACCTCTGGTGGAAACCTTTCTGGAACAACTCCCACTGCTGCAAAATTTGGTTCTTCGTATGATGTTGCGAACAAAGTTAATATTATTAACAGTGTTGTTGCAAACAGTGAAACAACCACATCCTCACCAGTAAATGGAACAACAAAAATTAAAGATGCACAGGGCGGAGTTTCTGGGTTGAACACTCAAGCAAAACAAGATGATGACAAAGCATGGATGTGTGATGCAAACGATTCACTTTGGGTAGATATTCCATCTGACAATAGTGTTTTTCAAGGAAGTCATGATAATCATACAATCTGTTATTGGATTATGTGGGAAGATAGAAGTGCAAACACTGGAAGTGATTTATTCTCTCCAACATTCCATTGTTGGGCAGGCACTGGTGGTAATGCATATATGGCTCACGATTGGTATACAAACGGGACAAGTAATGTTAAACTCAAGCATTATGCCAATGGGACATATCAAGGAGAATTTGTAACTCCTAATATTTCTGGTGGAAGTAACGGCAATAAGGGTGTATGGTTTCACATTGCTGTTGTTTATAGTGGTGGGAATATTTCAGTTTACCTAAATGGTGTGTCACAATCGCATAGCTTGTCAAACACTGGAAATTTGCCTGCCATCGGTGCAAGTCAAACCTGTAACTTCAATGGTCGTGGTGACGGTAAGTCTAGCGGATTGCCTGGAAATTATTCAACTGGTGCCTCTGGATACAAATCTCAAGCAGATATTAGATATTATAACGCAGCTCTTAGTGCTGGTGCAGTTGCAGACATTTATAACAAATCTAGAAGTAGTTTTGTGTAACTCAATAAATAACTTTGTAAAAAGGAATAATGGAAAACTAAAATGGCAGCGATTATTACAGAAAAGTTTAGACGCCACAATGCAGAACAGTTTTATGAATCGTTCTCTGAAGCAGCGGCTACAACTTATTACTTGTTCGTAGGTAAGAGTTCACCTTTTACTTCTGCGACTTCTGGTGGTAGTGACAACTCTCCACCTGTCCCTAATGATGATATCACCACTGAATTTTATAAGTGGGATTCAATGTTGGGTGCAAAACTTATTTCATCTTCGGATGTATCATATGTTGTTCCTCGTAGAGATTGGACTAACTCCACTACTTACGACATGTATGAACACGATATCAGTTCTTCTAACACAACTGATTCTGGTGCGACTACATTGACAGATGGAACATACTTCTTTATGACATCTGAATATAAGATTTATAAAGTCCTTGACAACAATGGTGGAACTGCATATAGTGGTTCTGAACCTTCGTCAACCTCTGCAACTCCATTTGAGTTGGGTGGTTACTTGTTGCAATACATGTATACTCTTTCAACTTCTCAGATTCAGAAGTTCGTAACCTCAGACTTCATTCCAGTATTAACTGACTCAACTGTATCTGCTGCCGCAGTTGATGGTTCACTGGATGTGACTAGAGTTACCGCTGGTTCTGGATACACTGATGGAACTTACTATGCACCAGTGCGTGGTGATGGTTCTTCTGGTGTTGTTGAGATTGTTGTATCTGGTGGTGCGATTGCATCTCAGAGTTCTTCTGGAACCAATGTTTACACTGCGGGTTCTGGTTACACATTCGCAACAGTAGACTTGACTAACGACATCTATACTGATGCTGCATTAACTACTTCTGGTTCAATTGGTGCTGGAACTGGTGGTGCGGTTGAACTAATCATTTCACCTAAAGGTGGCCACGGTTATGACGCAGTGACAGAATTGGGTGGACACTATGTAATGGTCAATGTTAAACTAGAACAGTTTGAAGGTGACGACATCACTGTTGCAAACGATTTCAGAGAAGTTGGTATTGTAAGAAATCCTTATAACTATGGAACAACTACAGTATCTTCTGCGACTACTCGTAGACAGACATTTGCATGTTACTTCACAACAGCTCCATCTACTGATTTTGAGATTGATGAGAAGATTACACAAGCAACTACTGGTGCAGTAGGTCGTGTAGTTGAATGGGATTCAACGAATAACATTCTTTACCTCATGCAAGAACAGTGGGAAAACTATGGTGTAGACAGTGATGGTAATACTGCTGCATTCAGTGGAACAAATGCAATCACTGGTGCAACTTCAACTGCGGTTGCAACTCCATCTTCTAATGCATCTGACACAGTAACACTTACTGGTGGTTCAACGATTACATTTACATCTGGTTATGCAAACCCAGAGTTGGAACCAGACAGTGGTGACATTCTTTATGTAGAGAATAGAAGACCTATCTCTCGTGCAAGCGACCAAACAGAAGATATAAAAATTGTTATAGAATTTTGATATAAGGTTGAGTTCTAAGTTTTACTAAATAGTATTAGTAAAACAATGAGGACTCAACTATGAACTACAGCATATATTGTGTAACGAATAAAACAAACGGAAAGAAATATATTGGTATCACTAAGAATGATATCAATCAAAGATTAAAGGAACATATCACACAAAGTCGTTATAGTGATTATAAATTTCACCAAGCGATTAGAAAATATGGTAAGGATTTATTTGAGATTGAACAAATTGATATGACTGATACTAAAGAAAATGCTTTGGAATTAGAGACTAAATATATCAAAGAGTTCAACACATTTGAATCTGGTTATAATATGAATGAAGGTGGAGTTGGTTTGGTTTATCATACTGATGAATCTAAACAAAAGATGAGTGAGAATAATTACTGGAAAGGTAAATCTCGTTCTGGACAACTCAACCCGATGTTTGGTAAATCCCACTCAGAAGAAACTAAGAAACTGATGAGTGAGAAAAAGAAAGGTTTATATTCTGGTGAGAATCATCCTCTATATGGTAAACATCATACAGAGGAAACCAAGAGAAAAATTAGTGAAGCCAATCTAGGAAAAGAGGGGTGGAACAAAGGTAAGACTTGGAGTGAAGAATACAAACAGAAAATGAGTTTATCTAAAAAGGGAACAGTTGCATGGACAAAACAATGGATTGTTACTTTCCCAGATGGACACACAGAAGAAGTGGACAATCTTGCCGAATTTTGTAGGGAACACAAGTTACATAGAGGAAATATGTCCTCAGTTGCTAAAGGAAAATTGAAGCAGTATAAAGGTTATACTGTAACACAAAAGAGTTAAATTAAATGGAAAAAACCAATCTTAATGTCAATCCTTATTATGACGACTTTTCAGAGGACAAGAATTTTCATCGTGTTCTCTTTCGTCCAGGCTTCGCTGTCCAAGGTCGTGAACTAACTCAACTCCAATCTATTCTACAGAATCAGATTGAGAGACATGGACGACATATGTTCAAAGAAGGAACAGTGGTTATCCCTGGCGCAATCGGTTTTACGAATGAGTATTATGCAGTAAAGTTAGAGTCTACCTTTTCGTCTAATGATATTACATCTCAGATTGACGATTATGTTGGTAAGAGAATTACTGGAACAACCTCTGGTGTTGTTGCAGAAGTTGTTGAAGCGGTTGCAGCGACTGCCGCAGACCCTATCACTCTTTATGTAAAATATGTAAGAACTGGTTCTGACAACGAAACTGTTGTGTTTAACGATGGTGAGAATATTAGTGCAGATGGAACTGTAGGTTCTTTCGGTTCTGGTATTGACTCTGCAACAGTTAATGGAACTGCAATCGGTTCATCTGCAAACATCCAAGAAGGTGTTTACTTCATTCGTGGACACTTCGTTCGTGTTGCAGAACAAAGACTTATTCTAGACAAATTCACTGCAACTCCTTCATACCGTATCGGTTTGACTGTGACTGAATCTTTGGAAACTCCAGAAGAAGATACTACTCTTTTGGATAACGCAACTGGAACATCCAATGTAAACGCAAAGGGCGCTCACCGTCTCAAGATTTCTTTAACACTTGCAAAACTTGCTCTTGACTCTGAGGAAGATGAAGATTTTATTGAACTCCTAAGAGTTAAGAATGGTGTTGCACAAGAGAAAGCACGAAACAC